TCTTACGACGAGGCGAGAACCAGGAAGATTTCTGCGGAAGCTGAGATCGCAGAATTGGAGCTAGCTAAGGTTAAGGGTATATTAGTTCTCGCGGATGATGTGGTTGACGCTTGGAAAGATGTGTTAAATGCCTTACGAGGTAAGTTATTATCGCTGCCGACTAAAGCGGCGCCAATGTTAGCGGTAGAAACAGAACCGCCGGCGTGTCAGGAGATCTGTGAGCAACTAATCAACGAAGCCTTAGAAGAACTGAGTAACTATGATCCATTATTTGACCCAACATCAACGAAAAGAACTGAAGGCTCATCTGCGGAAGGCGATGACGAGCCTAAAGCCCCCGCCAAAAAGAAGTCTAAGCGAGTGGGCAGACCTAGAAAGGCGACTGGACTCGCAAACAAGTAGTCAGCCTGGTCGCTGGAAGTCTCAGTCATATCAAAAGGGCATTATGGATTCGTATAGTGATCCGCATGTCAAAGAGATAGTGGTNATGGCGGGAGCCCAGTTAGGTAAGAGCGAGATCTTGCTNAACATAATCGGCATGCANATGCACCTAGATCCGTGCCCTNTNCTAATGCTACAGCCAACAGTGGAAATGGCTCAGAGCTTCTCTAAGGACAGGATTGCTAACGGGCTTCTCCGGTCTACACCTTGCTTGCAGGGTAAGTTCAAGGAGGCCAGATCCAGGGATGCTAATAACACCACTATGCATAAGGTGTTTAGCGGCGGTGGTTCGTTAAGTCTAACTGGCGCCAACTCCGCAGCTGGATTAGCGTCGAGACCGATCCGAGTTGTGCTCGCTGATGAGGTCGATAGAATGCCCACCTCCGCCGGCTCTGAAGGTAATCCGATTCAGTTGGCAAGGAAGAGAACTGCAACATTCTTCAATCGAAAGATAGTGAGCGTATCTACGCCAACGAACAAGAATGCATCTGCCATCGAGGACGCGTATGACGCTAGCGATCAAAGACGCTTTTATGTACCTTGTAAACACTGTAACGAAAGCCAGACGATCAAGTGGTCGCATGTACGATGGTTCGACAACGATCCTATGACAGCGGCATATTGTTGCGACAGTTGCGGTGCTATGTGGAACGATGGCGAGCGGCGCTGGTCTATCGCTAGGGGCGAGTGGAAAGCTAACGAAGAGTTCAAGGGCATTGCTGGATTTCACATTAGCGGCTTGTACTCACCCTGGGCTAGCCTTAGCGATATGGTTAAAGAGTTCCTGTCNGTNAAGAAGAACCCTGAGCAGCTNAAAGTATTTGTTAATACGGTTCTNGCTGAGACCTATGAGGAAGAAGGCGAGAAGGTCGATGACCACGAACTTGCAGAGCGAAGAGAGCCTATGGCTATGGTGCCGGCTACTGTAGCGTTTGCTACATGCGGCGTCGATGTGCAGGACGACAGACTTGAGGTTACTACGATATTTTGGGCAAAGGACGATGAGTGCTACGTCTACTCGCATGACGTAATCCGAGGCGACCCAAGCACTCCTCAGTTGTGGCGAGACTTAGAGGTATTATTATTCAGAACATTTGAGACAGAAGATGGCAGAGAAGTATCTATACGTTCGACAGCGGTTGATAGTGGCGGTCACTTTACTAACACGGTGTATAAGTTCTGCAAGAAACACTATGGTCGCAGGGTCTTTGCGATTAAGGGCCAAGGCGGTGAAGGTGTGCCAATCGCGGGACGCCCGTCTAAGAATAATACTGTTAAGTGTCCTCTGTTTATGGTCGGCAGTGACGCTACAAAGGATTTATTATTCGCTAGAATGCGAGTTAAGCAGCCTGGTGCAGGATACATCCACTTCTCAGACGACTTGCCCGACACTTATTTTCAGCAACTTACTGCCGAGAAGGTCGTTACACGATTTGTAAGAGGTTACAAGAAAAGAGTCTTCGTTAAGATACGTCCGAGGAACGAAGCACTTGATTGCTTCTGCTATGGAATTGCTGCTTTATCAATTTTAAACACAGATGTAAATAGCATTCTTGATAGGTTAGAATACAGAGAAGATGCAACCGAAAAGGAGCCGCAGAAAAACGCGAGAGCTCCTTTTATACCGCCTATGAAAAAAGGCTTCGTCAATAACTGGTGATGAACTATGGCTAATTTCTTCACTGAAATAAGAGAAGGTGAACCGGAAGATATTATTGTCGGTGATTACCTTCAGTGGAAGCGCAGCGATTTAGTTAGCGACTATCCTACCAATTTGTACACCTTGCACTATGTGGGTCGAATAGCGCAAGGCAGCAATGAGATTAATATTACTGCGACTGGTCAGACCGATCACTACCTGGTACAGGTTGCTTCGGCGGTTACTGCAAGCTACGACGCAGGAATATATCACTGGCAGGCAGAGATCGTTAGGAACTCTGATTCTGCGAGGCATGTTATTACCCGGGGCGAATTCAATGTAATTCCAGACCTCGATGTTAATAACGCTGACCCGAGATCTCACGCAGAGATCATGCTATCGAAGATTGAGTCACTTTTAAGCGGTAAGGCGGACTCTGACGTTAGCAACTACTCTATACAAGGTCGAAGCTTGACCAAAATGTCGTTGCAAGAACTCATGGATGCGAGGGAATCATACGACGGCCTTGTGAAGTCCGAAAAAGCCAAGTTAGACGCTAAATATCACCGTCAAACCGGCGCTACCATCATGGTGAGGTTCTAATATGGGCATATTGGACATTTTTAAGCCTAAGAAAGAGGCGTTTGTGCCAAAAATGAGGAAAAGAGGCTATCAAGGCGTCAATTCTGGCCGTTTATTCGCTGATTTTAACGCATCTGAAGCCTCTGCAGACACTGAATTACGCTCCGCACTAGTTAAATTGCGCGCTAGGTCCAGGGATTTATCGATCAATAACCACTATGCGCGACGGTATTTTGACCTACTAAAGACTAATGTAGTCGGCGAAAAAGGCGTTAGTTTGCAGGCAAAAGCCGTCGATTCGGTTGGTAATTTAGACCTAAGCGGTAATCAGGCAGTAGAAACCGCGTTTAAGAACTGGGGTCGATATGGAAACTGCACTGTAGACGGCAAAATGAGCTGGATCGACGTGCAGAAGCTAATTATTGAGCTAGTAGCCAAAGATGGCGAAGCTTTTGTAATTATGCACCGGAATAAAGATTTTACGGACTCGTTCTCGTTGCAGATCATCGAAGCTGACATGGTCGATGAGCAAAAGAATGAAAGGTTAGACAACGGCAACGAAATACGAATGGGCGTAGAGGTTGATAGGTATAAAAAGCCAGTTGCATACCACATGCTGACCTATCATCCAGGTGATTGGGATTACTCTACTCAGATCAAGTCGCCTAAGCATATTAGGGTTGATGCTGACAGGGTTGTTCACATTTATAAGAAGCTAAGGCCCGGTCAAAGCCGAGGCGAGCCCTGGATGACGCCGGCTATTTCTGCTATTAAACAATTAGGTGCTTTTACGGAGGCTGCAATTGTTGCTGCGAGAGTTGGCGCGTCTAAAATGGGCTTCTTTACGTCACCAGGCGGCGATGGATTTATAGCGGATGATTACGACAGTAATGTCCCGATAATGTCCGCCGAACCTGGCACGTTTGCCAGTTTACCTCAGGGCGTTCAGCTTCAAAGTTTTGACCCTCAGTACCCAAATAACGAGTTTGGCAGCTTTCACAAAGCTATCTTACGCGGCGTAGCTAGTGCTTTAGGCGTGTCCTATGCTGCACTTAGTAACGACCTGGAAGGCACAAGCTATAGCAGTATTCGCCAAGGAGCTTTAGAGGAGCGTGATCAGTACAAGAATATGACTGCGTTCTTCATATCTAACTTCGTTGAGCCTGTATATAGAGCATGGCTGGCAAGTGCTATGGAGATGGAGACATTCAACATACCCGTCAAGCAGTATGATCGCTTTGCTGACACTGTCGATTTCAAGGGCAGAGGTTTTAGCTGGGTTGACCCTTTAAAGGAGATGAATGCAGCTATCGCCGGCGTTCAGAATGGCGTTATGAGCCTTTCTCACGTCGCAGCGCAGTACGGCATGGATACGGAAGAGTTATTGGCTCAGATCGCCAGGGACCGGCAGCTTGCGGAACAATTTGGTATTAAGTACGCGCTAGAGCCATTTGGCGTGGCAAAGAAAGCGGCTGTAGAAGTCATAGAAGACGATGAGTAGCTATAAGCCAACACAAGGCATGAAGACAGCTGCCAAGCGAGCTCTTGAGTGGCGAAGAGAGTACAAGAGAGGCGGCACTGCCGTTGGTGTTGCTCGAGCTCGCGACATAATTAACGGGAAAGAGCTATCTGACTCAACAGTGAAGAGAATGTATTCATTTTTCTCACGTCACAGCAATAATAAGGCGAAGCATTATGCCGCAAAAGAATCAGATGGAGGTCCTACTGCTTTTAGGATTGCTTGGGATTTATGGGGTGGCAGTGGAGGCTTTACCTGGTCAAAGTCGATTGTGTCCAGTATGGACAAAGATAGAAGCGAAAACATTGACTTGAATAATACTGATTATGAATTAGAATCATACAAATCGGAAAACACCATAGAGGATACTCATATGGAACGCCATGTAGTGAGCGTCGAAGAGACAGAAGAGACTTACGTTATTGAGTTCGCAAAGCATGAACTTGAAAGCGAGTCAGATCAGCCAGAAGAACGGGCTGAGGTGCTAGAAGCCAGCGAAGACCAGGACAGAAGT